AAGCCGTGTGGTCAAGGCACCGGTAAAGAATACGACTATCAGACTCAAACAATGGGCAACATCCGTTTGCGGCGGTATTTCAATATCGCAATAGTCATTAGTACTACTGACTGTAAACTGCCACTGTCTGCTCACCATCGAAGTCAAGATTTCGCCTGAAGTCATAAATATCACCTCCTTAGACTATCTCTAAATAATAGCGTGATGCCATCTTGCGCGCAGCAAAGCCAGCCCAGGGCTTAAAATAGTTTGCATCCGCTGTGCCAAGCCGCCAAAAAGCCACTCCACCACACCCTAACTTCGCTACCTCTTCCATTCGCATAGCTAACCCAGACGGCGTAGGCATATAAGCCACACCAACTCCGTCCTTGTTAATCACAGCCTCCTTAGAGACAGCATCGAAATAAGGCACTAGCATATTCTCAAATCCCCACGCCGTTATTTCCAAAGGGTTCTTTTCTGCACTTTCTTTGTTAGGCAACCACATGCAACCAAACAGTGGGAGACCGACCAGCACCTTGCGAGCTGATATCATCTTGATTATCTCCTTGTAGTTTTTGACGAAAGTAGAGTAATCACAAATCGGCCCAGGTGGGCTCCACGGGCCGTGGTCAAGATAGGTCATAGGAGAAACATAATCAGCAACCTTTCCTATCTCCACATAGTCAAACCACTTGTCCCACACGCCCGTCGGGCTGTTATTGAAAGGATAAGGCGCAGCAACTAGGAGCAACTTATAAGGTTGGTTGGTATGCAGGGCTAAAGCTAACTGCCTGAAAAATTGAGTAGCTAGTTCTCGGTCCTCCGGGTATACATCCTCAAAGTCTATGGCGCAGCCGTCCCAGCCTTCAACGTTTAACCTATTCAGAATCGCAGATATAGCTGAGGAACTATTGTTGAAGACATATCGAGTTATCTCAGGGTCGAATTCTCCTATCTCTGGATTGAAATTACCAAACATGACTAGGGCGAGCCTGTTCTTTTGCTTCACAAGGTCTTTGGCTTCCTGCGAGTACCCTCCACCGATATTACCTTGTCTGTCTAAGTTGTAAGCATCGAAAATTACCATATCGAGTTTGTCAATCTGTAAAAGCAAATCGTGGGAAACAGGAATTGTCTCAATCCATAGTTCATAAGCAGCAACAACCCGAAGGGGAGGTAACCTGTCACGGTAATACGAGAAACGCTCCATAGTGAGAGTTGTTAAGTAAACAGGGAAAGCATCTGCCGAACTCAAGCCAGGATTAGCAGCAGCCACGAAGTTGTCGTTATACATAGAAAGCCTCGGAGTTTCTTCGAACCTGGTAACACAAGCCGGATTAGCAACAGGGCGCGGGTCAAATCTGTTGGCCTCAATGGTGAACATTTGGGCTACCCCCTGGGCTTTTAGCTCCTCGATTAGCGGCTCACTGTACATGCCAAAGGGATAGGCATAAACCCAAATACCGTTTGGGGGTTCGTATTTGCCACTGGGGTAAGAGTTAATTTCTTCGCAGAATTCAATGTAAGGAGCATGAGTACTCTTGTTTATCAACCGTCCCTGGTCATCATACCAGCGAACCCTATAAACCCACTGGTCCGGTGGTGTGCCCGTCTTAGTTTGCTCGTCCCAATAATACGTGTACTCCTTAATTCCCACTAAGATAACAGCATGCCCTTCGATATACTGATTACCGTCCCAAACCCACGTTTGATTTAAAGTCTGCACTGTGATAGTGTGTTGTCCAGCACTTAGTGTTATAGGATTATCGAAAGGTATAAAGAACTGACTTTCGTCCCATTGCGGTTCAACCCTACTAGCTACCAGCGTGCCGTCCACGTAAACGTCAACCAAGCACTTATACCAACCGACCCTACGGCGCGGCGAAGCGCTCACCCTTATCCCGTTGAAGGTTCCACCGCTGTCCAGCACAACGTCCAGCTCGCAACGTATGCGCGAAAAGTAATAATGATATATCACGTCAATCACATTACCCTGGGCGTCGGTTATTGTTTCTACCGATTCAACATACTTCACTGCGCCGCAGAAAGGAACTTCGTCGATAGGATCAATCACATCCGCCTCGACATTTCTTTCGTAGCGCATCTGGACGCAGTTCCCCGCGTAGGTCTCGATAAGCAACTTGGCTTTCTGGTAATCCTCCTTCACCCTTGCTCTAAACTCGGCTTCGCTTTCATATGAACCGGTGCCATCGCTAAGCACAACCAGCGGATAGCCGCTGTAGGACGCTATTCCAGAAGGGTTCGGTTCATAGTCTCCGCTCCAACCAGTTGTGAACATATTGGCTTCCATTCCCGGAATGTAGTCGAAAAACAGGCGGTGTTCGGCCCGGAAAGAGTGAGGGTTTGTAGTCACAAACTTCACCGTAACGGCTTCTCCTGCTCCAACGGCAACCGGCGTGTCCAAAGGTATCTTGCACCACATATTCATCAACCACGTCATGTACCCGGTAACTTCCTCCCACCTGGGGATGCGCCAGCCGGATTTGACGAGGGTATCGTTGATGTAAATATCCACCGATGCGTCGTACCAGGTGTCTGACGGCACAGGCACGGCCAGTTTAAGCCAAATGGCAGATATGGTAATAGACTGAGAAGCGGTGATAGTAAACCACGCAGTTACCGGCAGCAGCTCTCCGGTTACGTAGTTATACGTGGTGCCCGCAAACGGAAAAGCACAGTACCGCGAGTAGTTCCTCAGCCACTCATCGCTCAAAGGAGCTATCCCGTTAGGCTTGTACAGAGGCTGCGCTAGAGCCCCACAGTTGTCCCCGGCGTCATTCGCTGGCCCCCAATGGTGCCCCATATAGGAGTGAACGCCAATCATCATACCGCATCCATTAACCATTTCCCGTATTTCATCCCAGCAACAATACGATCCTTTGCGGTCTGCCGGAGTGTGGGGCCAGCTAATCTCGGAGGTGACGAGGAAAAACGTAAAAGTGGCCCCGTACTTCTTAAAAAGGGGATAAGCATATTCGTAAACGCACCGCAAACCGTCGTCGTCGGTAATAGCAACTGGCTTACGCGGCATCTGCTCCTCTGTCAGTAGTCCTTTGAAATACTGATAAAACTTATCCAGCACGATAGTCGTATAACCGTTTTGTTGAAGGTAAACTAGGTGCGCCTCAAACTGAGCGGTATTATTGTAGTACCATTCGTCAGGACTTATCCGGTGATAGTTCAAAACTGGAATGTAGTAACCTTCTTTGACCATAGCAATCCCCTCTACGAAGTCGGAGCCTCAGCAATCTTGTCCGTGCAAATGGCCAGCATCGTGATTTTGTGGTTCCCGCCGGTAGGATAATTTCCAGCGATTGTGGCCCTCACTCCAAGGTAATACTTCACATTGTTACTGTCCAAAGCGGTTAGATGCGAAGCAATAATAGAAAACGGCTGCGCAAACGCGCTGGGGTCATTACTCGTAACTCCTAAAAAGACGTACGGTTCAGTGGCATAGTTGTTTTTAAATGCGAAATCACATGGATTGATCAGTCCCTTAGCGTCGAACTCCAAAAACACATCTCCGCTCAGATCCGTAATACCCAGATTAACCTTATCAAAACGCCCGGACAGCAACCATTCTAGCAGTCTAAAATTATGGTTTAGAATATCGATCAAGCGGCGGGCATCTGCTCCATCTTCATAACTTATGCGCTTTAAAGGGACGATAGGCACTATTTCACCGCCTTCGGCATCACGGTCAGCGAAAAGCTCTGCAGCTCGTTAATCTTATCAGTCGTAACAACTCGTAAGTACACGTCCCTACCCTTGTTGCCGCCCTGGGGTTTAACTTGCTGTGTTTTCTGCCCTCCGGCCTCAAATGTTACGGAGTAAGGGCCGGATTCGTTTCCCGCGTCAGACGAAATATACACATCAAGTGAAAAGCCGTTCCTCGGTTCAGCATTAACCCAAAGCCTTTTCACCTTGAACTTGCGCCCGTCACCCGTGTTTAGCGGTCCTATTTTGAACTCCGTCACTATTGGATGGCCGAAATCCGTTGTGCTGTTTTCATCAAGCAGAACCACCCTGGCATCGTTAGTACCAAAGTGAATCCGCTGCTCGTCAGAATCACCATACAGGCAGGCACTCATAAAGGAAGCGGGAAACTCGTGGACATACCACTGCTTCTCCTCTATGTCAAACACGAAAGCCTTCGTAGTGTTGGATGCGGTATCGGGAAGAATCAACCAGAACTTCGTACCAAAACCGTAAGCTCTTACATTAGCGAAAGCACCTGCCGGCAGGTTGTTAATCAATTCCTCAATCTCCTGACTGATGACATACGGCTGTGTGCCGCTATAAGCATAAACCATCTTCGCCCCGTGATCGTCTTCACCAAGCCAGATGGCGTAGTCTCCAACTTTGGCGACACACCGTTCGCTGTAAACGCCAATGGCCCCACCGGGTACCAGGCTAAAGTTGTCCTCGTTATCGCCGTAGAGGAGCCAGTAGCTGCGCTGCGTAAGAATCAGCAGGTGTGTACCGGCCGGAATACATGCCATAACCGGGGAACCGCTCCCGTCCGGCACCCTGATGGCGAAGTCCGGCGGCCAGGAATCCTTGGAGCGGCCCAGGATTTTTCCGCTCGCGTCTTTCTCGTAGCCGTTGAAGTAGACAGTATCTGCAGGGGCAAAGTGAGGTGCCCAGCCGAAGAGAATGTCCTTGTGCGTCGTAATAAACTCCATATTCGGAACATCTCCGCCCTCGGCGTTTATAAGAGGGGCTATTGTGTCTGCATCCACGTCGTAAGCATATTTCTGCGTTCCGTTTACCAGGATGAGATAGCCGTAGTAAAAAACGCTGCTGAAATCGTTGCCCGACACTTTAGTAAGCAGAGTCGTCCAGTCAACAGTGTTCCAGCGCCACAGCTTCCCGCTTTCCTCGACGAGAAGGCGAGGAGTTATTTGCGCTTCCACAGCCTGGTGAATCGACCTGATGGGCAAGGTAAACGGCACACCGGGTAGTAGAGAGCACCCCTCCCGTGTCCTCAAAACGCCGTTTCTCGTCCAGAAGTTCTTGCCCTCACTGGCCTGGCCGAGTTCCCTTGTATGGAGCTTGTTTATCCCGCCAAAAGCCTTGACGGACATTGCCTGCTTTTCCACGTCTTACACCCCGGATTACTCGGTTTGCGCCCCGATGAGCTGTGCTATCCTCGCTCGTTTAATAAATTTCCTTAGATGCGGTTCCATTTCCCAGATCCTGTCTACCGCCATCTGCCGCTTACCGAGAATGTACTCGCTAAAGAAGTCTGTCTTATCGTTCAGCTCTTCTTCTTTCTGCTGGGACTTTGCCGCGCAGTAAAGCACAACCAGAGGATGATACTGCGCCGGTAGGCCGGAGACGGTTTCGAGGTCGTCACCTAAAGAGCTAACATGCTTGAGCCGCTGATAATAATCCACGCGACAGATGGCGGAAGTCCCGCTCAATCCCTGCAGGAGTATTTCACCGGCAAGCAGCTTCCAGCCCTTTGATACATTGTCCGGAACCGGCAACCGCCTGAGCATCTCATTGTTGGCGAAAACGTTCAGAAACTCGTGGGCCTGCGACAGGTCCTGGTCGGAAGCAATGTTTATGGTCCCCTTGCCTTCCGTGAACGTTACGCTGATATTCTCTTTCTTCTTCAAAACTTTAGCCACCGGTGTCAGGTCGTCGAGACAAGCGTTGATAAATATCAGCCAGGTAGGGTCATCGTACACTTCTTCAGCTTGCATCTGAGCGGCGGCGATAATCTCAGCAACGGTCATGATCAGACACCTCCACGAAAGGTTTATGCGCACTCGCCTGTAATTCGTTTTTGCCTCTCCTTGTACCAATGTAGGAATACTTGGTACTTCTCGTATTTGCGGTCGAGACGTATCTCCGGAGTGCTGTTCAAGTACAACCAGTCTAAAATGTGCTTAATATCCTCGGCACCGCTGTACCGGATATAGAAACAATTCACGCCCTTCGGTTGGCACGGTTTACGTTGTGATACTCCACAGTACTTGTGCAACTTTTTAGCGAGTTCCTGAAGGAAGTGCGGACTGCCGGAATAAAAAGTAAGATGCCATCCACCACTTTTATTGCGACATAGGCAACCATCGCCATCAAAAAACCCACGCACAAAATCTGATACAAACTCTTCTGGTAACGCCGACGGCCACTGCAGTATAAGTGATTTCCTTAACACGCATCCAAGTCGGATTAACGCTTCAGCAAGATGAACACTATTGAGTTGAAGCTGGACAAACTTCCTGCTGTTAATTTCGTATTCACGAACCAGCGAATCCGAATTCAATGTCTTGCGCAGTTTTTCCAGGTGTTGCTGGTCATTGATATGAAGATTAACGCTGATAATACCGGCGTGCCCGCGGCGACCGCTTGGTAATACTGTCTCTGCCATCCGCACACAACCATCAGCACATAGAAATCCGAGCCAGTAAGCTTTTACTGGCTGGTCAACGGCATCAAAGAATTTCTCGTCCAGGTTGTAGTGGCGCATAGCTTGTCTAATTGCCTCGTTGCATGACCGCTGTTTAATGTTGTTACGCTGAAGTACAGCCCGCGCAGTTGTCACGTCAATCCCAAACTGCCGTGCAATTTCGCGCAACGACCTACCCTCTTCGGTATACAAATGGATAATCTCGCGCTCCGTCTCCTCTGGCAGACGCCGTTTTGGCAGCCGCCGATCGACGTTGTTGCGCTGGAGTACATGTAACACAGTCATGGTATTAATCTTAAGTAGCTGCGCAATTTGGCGCAGTGACTTACCTTTCTCGACATACAGTCGAATAATTTCGCGTTCTATCTCCAGCGCTACCTTTCTAGCCATGACCATCTACCTCCACCTGATGGCCATACGGACCTTCGTATGCCTGTAGTTTGTGGCCCTGTTAACCAAAAGCCACGCCTGCCGTCTTTCAAAGTAAATTTTTTCCCACTTGTTTGCCGCATCGTCTTCGCCCATGACCTTGAGCACATTCCAAAGCGCATAGGCAACAAGCACTTCATCGCAGTTCGCCAAAGATGGTATGTCGCTGTTGAGTTGCATGTCCTGGGGCCTGGCGATGTAGAAAACGCTTACCTTACCCCCTGCGTTCTGCGGCTTTGGAATGATGTAAAAGGTGTCGCCGGTCTGGAAGTAATAAGCCGGGTAACCGGTAATGATGTCTGGGAGTGAGTTTCCGGGCCACGGGGAAAGTTCCCTTCCTTCCCACGAAGCAGACTTAAACACAAGACAGTCCGGCGGCAGGGTAAATATGCCGTCAACAACATCAACGTCTTTTACCTCAAGACGTTGCGAATCAAAAGCAAGGAGGCGCTGGCACTCATTGAAAAACTGTGTCAGCGCCCCATCGTCTAAAAAGTCGCCCAGTCCGGGAGCAGTCCGGTAGACTGCTGATTTTAGTTCCGCAAGGGTCATTTAGAACACCTTACTTTGTAGTTTTTAACGTAACAACAGGAGCAGAAATAGTATTGGTAGTATCATTAGTGGAATGTACGCCGGTTTGAACGCGGTGCGCTTCATACTTTGTCCTCAAATCGTTGACCAAGTTCTTAATGGCGTTCAGATCGTCCACCAGATCGCTTAACACATTCCAGAGTTCGCCGCTGGCAAACCCCTGGGCCATTTCCTTTTTGCACTTAGCCAATTTAACCGCTCCTTTCTACGCTCTGGGCATTATCTTCAGGTCGGGCATTTCAAACGGCTTGCTGCGCTTTGGCACGTAATACCTGGTTGACGGGTTATATCCTGCATTCTCAAGTAAGTCAACAACACTTGCCGGAAGCTTTACCCAGTGGTTACGTAATATACGGAAGTTCCAGCCGTTGATACAGACTTCTACAACTTTGTCATGTTTGTTCAGAGGGTCGAGAGGGACGAGCGTTTCAACCTGCTGCTCCTTTTTCAGCGCCTCGGCCGTCTGCCGCCCGAGCTGCGTTACCTGGGCCTCCAAAGTGGCGTCGAGAAGGGAAGGAATCTCTTCCGGCAGGTCCGGCTTTTCAGGGCCGGGCATAGTGGAATGGGGTTCCGTGACATTCGCCAATCCCTGCTCAACAGGGTTATCCGTTAAGGTGTTCACCTTTTTGGGGGCAGCCATAAACTAACTCCTTTCAAAAAATAAATAAGAAAGGCGTCCCTGGGCTAACCGCGTCATGATTCGCGGTTATATCTCCATAGGTGACGCCATCATTCTCCTTAGCTGCTGACCGCATGCTCGATTCGCAGAATCGCCAGTTCCTGCAACCTAACAGCAGTCAAGTAGGCTTTCCACACCTCTGTTACTTGATGACCTGGCTTAATTAACCAGGCGGGGCGGTCGTTTCCGCCGCCCTCTCACGGTTTCCCGTGAGGTCGGACTGTCGCTTCACCCTGTTGGGTGCCTCTCCGCTCAGTCTCTGCGGCTGCACGGCTTTTTGCCTGCTTGCCTCGGGTCACCATAGCCAAAGGCCGTAGACTTTCCCGTTATTCAGGAGAGGTTTTACGTCGGCTGGTTAGTTGTTCAAGGTGCAACCGACGCTTGACTGCTGGTTCAATGGGTCCGCAGTTCCCGCAGAACCTAACGGCTTGACAATGGACCCCGGCTTGCTGCTCCCGGCGATGTCGGGGATGCCGTAGGCGTCCTTGCCAATGACGATGGTCCCATACACGTCAATCCCGCCGCTACCCGCTCCAGGCCAGATAGGCGCCAGGGTAGTCTCAATGAACCGGATACCGTACAGCCTGCCCAACTCGCCGTTAAATATCTGCTCCGAACCAGCGTATTGAGCAGCGTTTACCCAGGCGCTATCACCCATCAGATCATAGGCCGCGTCGGGGTGAATAAAAGCGATATAGTTATTTTTGGCGTAAGGCTTCACGTTGTTCCGTGCCAGGATCTTCCTAGCCTTGCGGCAGAGCAATGCCGTCAGTTCGCCGGCCGAAGTGATCTGGCTCCGGGCCGTCCCTACGGCATAGAGCACGTTGGTCCCGACAGCCACAACATTGCGAACAATAGTATCGAGAGAAACCGCAGCCTGCTCGCCCTGGGCCTCCAGGGTTTCAGTGACAACCGGATCAATCCCGGCCATATCCAGGAGGTCGCTGAGCAGGACGAAATCGCCGTACCCTTCAACGGTAGCCGTGATAGTAGTAATGTCGAGAGAACTGCCGCTTGGAGGAGTACCCTCCGTCAGCGGGGTGGTAATTACCGGCAGGGAGTTAAACCGCCGGAAATTCACTGTTGCGCCCTCGCGTTTCGGAATGGGCTTTTTCTGCCCGTGCTGCAGGAAAACGATGTTGGGGGTTAATCTGCTCAGTAATGTGCGGTCATAATATGTCTTCTGTTCGGCTGAAAGGCCGCTGTAAGTTTGAACAGCCATATTATTTCACCCTCCTATCAGTTATTGCATAAATCAACCGATGGCAAGATAGTAAATGTCTTCTCCACCGGAAGGGTTAATATCGGAATTCGTGCCGATAGAGAAGCCGTTTGTGGTTGGAGTAATACCGCCGGTGCTGATAAGGGAAATAGTGCCAGCGGTTACCTGCTTGAGTGCCTTGCCATCACCCATGCCGTCAAACCACTCAGCCTTGACAAGCCCTTCGGTGTTGTACAGCAGAACAACACTGGGCTTAAACCCGGTGGTAACAGATATGGCAGAACCGGTGGAATCAACCTTACCGTATGCCACATGGCCAACCTGATTGACTATGTTAGCCACTTGTCATCAGCTCCTTTCAGGATTAAGTCTTTTTAAGTTCTCCGCGCTTCGCTTTTTCCTTAAGCTTCTCAAACTCATCATCGGACAGGTCCCAAATACTCCGCTTCTGCGGCTGCTCGGCCCGTCCAACCTGCACATTTACCTTGTCGCGCCCGGTTATCCGGGAAATAGCCTGCTGCTCGATATTCTTGGTGATTTCTCCACTCGTTACGGCATCGGCAACGTACATCTTGTAGGCGTCCTCCCAGGCCGGCATCACGCCGTACTGGTTGTAGTGCCTTAGACGGATATTAAGTATTTCTTGCTCGTTGAAGAGCGGCAGGTGCGGATTACTTGCACGTTGTCTTTCTATTGCGGCCTTTGCTTCGGCTTTTGCGATGTTATCTTCCGTTACAAAGAGCTTGGTGGTCAGGTTCTTCATCCTCTCTTCCTGGAGGATGAAGGCTTTCGCTGCCTCTGGAGTGATCATCCACTCCTCGGCCAGCTTTGCCGCCCTTTCTTCCAGGCTCGGTTGCGGCGGCCCCGTCGGTTGCACCGGTGGCTGGTACGTCGGCGGCTGGTAACGCTGTTTAAACTCCTGCTCCAGTTCCTGCCTGATCTTTTCCCTTTCCTGAGCAAGCCGCTTCGCAAACGCCTGCTCTACCCGGTCTTCTCCCTGTTCCCCTTCCTGCCCGGCGGCGGCAGGTTGCTCTACGCCCGTTTGTTCTTCTTCGAGGAAGGAGAAATCTAAACCAGTCTGATCCTCTTGTTGTGCCTGTTGCTCCCCGGCGACGGGAGCTGATTCGACGCCCGCAAAGTCTTCAGGCATAAGATGAAAACCTCCTTATGGTGAAATAAAAACTGCTCCGTGATGGAGCAGCTACTTTCTCTTTTTCTTTCGCACTCGCTCTGGCAGTCGCTTCAGGTTTGGCGTTTCCTTGGCCCACCGCTTTGCTGTCCCTTTAGGTAACTCGCCTCTTTTTTCCATAGCGAAAAACGCCCTCATCTGGGCTTTGCTCTTGTATGGCATGTCTACCCCTTCTTCCTCTTCCGCCCGGCAGCGGCCATTTCAGCCATGCGCTTTTTGCCGTACTTTTTTATTCCGATGCTGGCGGCAACGGCTTCGGGATTGCTGGCCCCGCTGGCCCTTGCGCTCTCCACCAGCGCCGCAAACCTCTTCCCTTCCCCCGGCTTACTGGTCTTCCTGGCCTGTTCGTAAGCCTTTCGCGCCGCCCTGCGCTCGCTTAAACTCGCTTTTTTTAGCCAAAACCGCTCGCCTCCCGCAAATTCAATGCCGTTTTCGTGCAGAATAACGGGCAAACGTTCTACGTTGATCTCCTGTCCATCCGGCTTTAAGAAGATATGAGTCCACTTTTTGGTTCGTTCATCTCTGACTGCCGAACCCCAATAGAATTCATAAACGCCCCATCCCGAAGATTTCTTTTCCCGATGCTTGTCAAGTGATACCACGCTGGCAGGCATTATTTCCTGCTCACCTCACCAGGTTGTTCACCGGGGCACCCAAGACCTCCGGGTTAAACGGCACCGAAGGCTGCATTCCCGGAGCCGCCTGTCCTCCCTGTTGCTGTGCCGCCCCTAACTGCGCCATCATCTGTTGCATGGCAATCGCCTGTTGCTGTGCCTGCCGCCTCCTCTGGAGTATCTGCTGTGCCTTCGGGAACACGTCGGCAGGGAGCATCTCCAGGTATTCTTCCTGGTTGATAACCCGCCTCTCCAGCATCTTGTCCAGATTTGCCATCAGCAGGGCACGGGAATAAGGAGAGGCGGTCCCTGCCTTCACTTTCACGTCAAACTTCATGTCAGCGTAATCCGTCCCTCTGAACCAGGCATAACTCACCTGGTTGTCCGGCCCGGTGATCTTGATCAGCCTCGCTTCGGTGTAAAACTCCTTCCAGAAAGCCAGCCAGAGGACGCCGATCTCCCTCAGCGCCCGGTGGAACCGCTTCTGTATCTGACGCATCGGGATTCCGGCGGCTTCCTGCAATGCGATAATGGCAGAAGCGTTCAAGTCGGACGACGGCGCCTTGCCGGACCAGGCTTCATGTGTCCCTGAAACATCCTTCATCTCCGCAGCAAGCCTATCCCGCATATTTGCAGGGTAAGCCGGCATCGTCGGCGGATTCATGTAGTCAACCGCCCACGACCCAAGCGGCGAGTTGTCTTTAATCAGCGTGCCGGGGTCGTTGGTAATATCCCTGGCGTCCACAAACTGGTCTTTGTAGCGAATATGCGGCATTCCGGTGGTGTAGCCGGAAAGGAGCATGATCGCGTCTACCCGGTTGATTTCCTTCTGGTTGCTGATGAGGTCCGCGCTCTCCGGCTTGCCCCAGAAGCTCTTCTTCCGGTGATACCAGCGAAACGCCACAAACTGATAAAGACCATGCTTGTACAGTCCCTCTTTGTAGCGGAGCAGGTGGCCCTGGCACTCCACGGCGTAATTCAGCTTTTTCTCACCGGTTTCCGGGTCCGTTTCCTTCCACCAGCAGTGGATAATGTTAACCGGGTCAACCATCTCCTGCTCAACTTTTTCATGCTCGTAAACCTGAGTATCACCCGTTGACCTCTCCGGCTGCAGGAGGTCAACAACGTCCGGCGCGTACTTGCGGTAGAAGTCTTTTACCTCCTGCAAGGGCCTGCGTTCAGCAACAATAATCCAGGGCTGGGTCTGCATCATTGGATCAGCCGGATTACCGGGGAAAAAGTTCGTCGGATCTATCTCCTGCCCAACTATGTCGCCAACATAAGCGGAAACACCTGGAATACCCCCCGTAATACTGTTGTCCCAAGTAAAGCACCAGATACCCGTCCCAAAAAGGGCCGCACTCCGGGCGACTTCCTCGTTCAACTCTTCCAGCGTAACGTCCTCATCGTTCCCGCCTAAGTTTTCCGCCTGCTGTTTGGCAACCTTGGTAAGCAGGTCCGCCGCCTCGTCCGCGTCCGTTGTTTCTGGATCGCAGTCCTTTGGCTCGAAGTAAATCTCCGGCGTTTCCGTCAATAAGGCGGAAACTTTGCGCTCAATGATGCTGGCGAAATGGTTCGTCACTGGCCTGGGCAATGTCTCGGTATCCGGCGTCACTTCCGGCCACTGCTCGGCGTTCCAGAAGCGCTCGTATTCCTCCCACTTCTCGTAGAAACCCTGCTGGCGCTTGTAGGCGACGCCGGCCAGGAAACGTTGTTTTATTTTGTCGGCCAGTTTTTTGCGGTCGATTTTCTCTTCCTGCTTCTTTTCGGCCATCGCTTATTACTCCTCTTCCGCTTTCTTCTTTCCTCCGCCTTCCCCGATCCACCAGGCACGGATGAGTTTGTTTTGGGCAAGCCGGACCACGTTGCCCGCCTCAAGCGGATGTTCCGGCGGCGGCAGGTTTTTCTTCTCCAGCCGCAGTTCTTCAAGCGTCATTTTTATCTCTTCTAGCCGAATTTCCACATTGGTTATCCTGCCCCGGTAAATAACTCCAGCGACAATCCCGCTAACCAGAGCGCCCAAAAGACCAACGGCAATAAACGCAATCACCACTTCAGCCATACTCTTACCCCTTTCCTTTCGGCTTCTTCCGTCCTCAGCGGCCAGGGGACCTCTTTTTTAGGCTCCGGCGGCCTGGCGGAATTTCTGCTGTGCCAGGCACATAACCCGTAGGTACAGGAGTCAAAACCAGTGGTCTAAGCCACTTTTCGCCACCACCTCCGGGTCGTTCTTGTCTGCCGTTAACACCGGTAAAGTCTCGATCAGTTTTTTGCACGTATCAAATATCTTCAACCTGGCCGTCTGTTTCCCGGTATTTCCATCAATGTACGGTTTAAGATATTCATGCATGGTGGCAGCTCTTAATTTTCTCGACTGCGGGCCGTGAACTGGCCGGAGAAAACCCCAGTTAATGCCGCCCTCCCTGTAATAGTCAATAATGCTTTTCCCCGTCTCGGGGTGCTGGTTAAAGGCATCCATGCCGGTAACGACAAAATCTATTCGCTCGTTTCCGGTCAACTCCACCACCCGCCGGGCCTGCTCAGAATATGGAATCCGTTCGCCGTCCGGGTTGGTGTACTCCCGATAAACGTAGACGTTTCCATCCTGGTCCGCCGTAAACCAGTGCCAGGCAAAATGGTCTGCATAACCCGGGTCGTTCCCAATCCACCGACGCCACCACTCAGGAACTTCAAACGGCTCCACTACGTGTATTTCACGCCGGAATTCCTCAAACACCTGGCCGGAAAAAACGTTCCAATCGCCATGCCTGTACATCCGGCGCAAATCTTCAGGCAAGGCCGCAAGGCGCCTTTCGTAAGCGTCCCTATCTATGTAAGGATTATCATCAAGTGTAGCTGGAATAAAGCGGCGCGTAAGCCCGGTCTCTGGATCGACATATCGTTTATTCCATGCGACATCAACAAAGCGGCACTTTAAAAAAACGTGCCCCCTGTTGCCAGGGTTACTGGCAAGCCTCATAAAGCACTTCACGCCGGGCTTGGTCGTGCGAAGCCTGGACATAAGAAAAGTGTATTCTTCTTCTTCAAACTCGGAGGCTTCGTCTATACAAATGTCCTCAAATTCAGCCGACTGGTAGCGGTAAAGGTCATCGAACCGTTCCACATACCCAAACTGAAGGATGCTGCCGTTCGGAAATTCCCATCGTTTATACTGCTCACTGTACTTTGCTCCTGTGCCTGATAAAAGCTGTTTTGATAATCTGATATGGCTCATTTGCAGTTCAGGATAAGAACGCCGCAAAACAAGGCCGTGAGAGTACGGTATCCTTTGCCGGCGAAGCAATGAGAAAATAAGGAGGCCGAAACTTTTTCCCGGACCGGCCGCTCCTCCGTAAAAAACTTCATCTTCGGCAGCATTAATAAATTCTTCCTGTTTAGGCGTCAGAACTATTTCCACCGCCGAAAACCTCCGGGTTTAATTGTGAAAGAATGATGTTCAGCGGCTGGCCGTCCTTACCGGTGTGCTCGTGTTTTTCAACGTACATACCTAAAATTTTAGCAAGTTTATCAAGAGCATCAACTTTACTGTTGAATTTAACTTTAATACCTTGCTTTGTTTCTGCTATTTCAGATATAGCAGCAGCCTCAATATTAGTAATATTGCTTGAATCAACTATTTTAGCTTTACCGCCCTCTATCCTAATTACACGTCTTGGGTCAAAGAAAGCGATCTTAACAAGCTCGTTGATGATGTTCTCCTTGTCTGCCCGGTAGATCTCCCCGAGTTTTTCCTGTTGCTCCTGGAGGAGCGCCTGCATGTACCTGATGACCGTCGGGTCTTTCAGGAACTTCCAGGCAGTGGCTGTATTCTTGGGACTGTAACCAGCAGCGACAAGCGCCTCGGCGACATTCATCCCGCGCAAGATGTAGTTTTGGGCAAACAGAAACTTTTTGTACGCCCTTTTGATGCTTTCGTTTTTCTTGCGCTTTTCGGCCATACCGCTCACCAAATAAAAACGCCCGGCTCGGCCGGACGTATGGATAATAATGCTATTTTATATGGTAAGGCACAATAGTCAAATTTGTCAAGGTGTTATTTTGGGCTGTAACTAAAGTGGCTGTAGGCGTGTAGGAATTTTTCATGTTAAGTTTTCTGACAATTCCTTAACATTTTGTACCTGCACCAGGAACCAAGCCCCCGGAACGGCCAGCGCCATCCAACGCAGGACGTAGAGAACGTAACTCCTCAACTCCATCCCCTCCTGTACCACGGCATCCGCTTTTCGCCGGGCTTTTTTTGCTTGAACCGCTTCCTTTTAGAGCTTCTCCTGCTTTTTTTTCTGGGCGCAATCGCATACATGTCCTTGTGAATCTCCTTTTCAATCCGCTCATCATAAGGCCAAAGCTCGGCCTTGCACTCGGGACACTCCCAAAACTCGTTTCCCCGAAGTTTTTTATGTTTCATCGTTGCGCCGCAGAGGGAGCATTTAATTTCGGGCAAGGAGATCACTCCTCATCTTCATCCTCGATACAAACCAGATTATTGAGATAATCGAGATCATCATAATCGCTGTAATCTTCATCATTTTCAGCAGTCCAAGTTTCTTGATATTCCCAGCGCTTTACTGTAAGTTTGTACAACAAAGCACACTCCAAACTACAGAAAAGATAACCGTCCATAAATACTTTTTTATTACCAGAAGCAAGAATTACATTGTTGCACTTCTCACAGGGATAAACAGTAATCAGTTTAGCGCCACAATTAGGACAGTGCTTGAGTTGCTTTCTGATCCAACGCAAAGGTCCTCCTTTTAATTTTTTTGTTCGATTAGTTACCCACTTAATTCCGATTAATTTACAATTTTTAAATATATATTCTCTTTCGCAACCTCTTGGACATATTTTTCTTTCTTTTGTTTCAATGGTTACTAATTTGTCTGTAACTTCTTGAACCGATGTTGATATTGAAAATTCAACACTAATCCAGCATCCCTTTTCTTGATTCCAAAAAACAACTGTTATTTTCTCCATATCTTCACCTTCTTCTGTAATTAATTCTTTTTCCATACCCTCACCTCCGTCCTCTGCGGCTCCCCGTCCAGGATGTAAAAGTGGCCTTCCACCACCTGGCTGTCGTCCTCGAAAATCACCTTGTTGAGGCCGTCGAAAATAGCTTTTTGTAGGTTATCTCCGTCACCGCGGGAGCGGTTGACTTTCAGATAAAACCTCAACTCTATCCCTACCGGCCCCTGCCAGGGTTCTCCTTTAAACACTTTCCGCGCCTCCCAGCCCACCTACTCTTTAAACGCCAGGTACTTCTGCGCCTGCCTTTTGATCCACTTCCCCCGCCTGGTCATCCTAGCCGCCGGGATGGGGCGTCCGGGGATGGTAAAATTGATCTCGTTCACTTGCATCACCTCCACTCTAATGACGCCTGGGTAACAGATTTGTCTCCGGCCTGCCCTTTAGTTGACGGAAATACCGCCAGCACTCTGCCCAAGCAAAACTGCTCGGTCTTTTCTGTAAAGCAAGCAGGAGCACTCGCAGCCTGGGGCGCAGGTGGTCAGGTAGATGCTTTCTCATCTGCCGCAAACCTCTCTAATTGCCTGTAAACCTGCCTGGCCAGCTTGGGCAGCGCGCCGCTGGCAACCTGTTCGGGCGTAAGCCTGTCTCGCAGCCAGTTCT